AGATATCGATCTTGTATAGACCAATACCCAACTGTGAACACAACTCAATGTATTGAGCCTTACGCTGTTGAGTCATATCCATCAATTGACGGTAACGCTCAGAGCGAGGAATTTGTACGCCATCTGGGGCGGTAATATCGATGTCAAATGCAGCATCGTTAGCCAGAGTGTAAAGGGCTAGGGTAGCGGCATAAACAACTACTGGGTACTCTTCAACACCAGGCAGGCTTGTAAGTGTGACACCGCGACCATATGGGTCAGCATGATTCTTTGTGTGTTGGTTAAACGCATCAGTAATGAAGTTACAGATTTCGTTGTTAGTAAAGTACCGGTAATACGTTCCAGCAACAACGATAGGGGCGTTAGCATTTGGCAAAGAGTCAAAGGTCAAATAACCTGTTTCTTCTTCAATCAAACACGCATTTGAAACATCTGCACCATTGACATGGACAATAAGATTTGCCCCATCTACAGGGGAGTATGGAATCAAATAGCGATTTGTGATTCCGTCTGCTGTTGTCTGGTAGACAAAGGACTTGCCAATGTCGCCTATCTCAGAACGAAGGCGTTCCGCCAGACTGGATAACGTAGCCACAAAACCTCCGAAAACTGTTTGGCGTAATCATCTCGTGTTATTCACGATATGTACGCATAAAAAGGTCCGACCCCCAACTGGGAGGAGGGCGGGAACCAGTTGAGGGTCAGACTACTAGCGACGGCTTAGTTTGGCCGCCAAATATATCCAAGTTCTTCGAGATAATTTGCTAGGTCTGGAGATACGCGATACTTAACTCCTGCTTTAAAAGAAAGAGTGTTTCCTACTCCGTATGTCATATCGTCAATGTCAGTGATTGTACGAATAATTACCGAGTTATTTGCTGTACTTACTCCGACGTTTTCAATCTCGTCAAGAACAATAGGTGCTGTTGCATTCGTTGGATCGAATACGTTGTTTTCTAGTGTCTCTGCCTCAACCTGAGCCGCAATTGAAATCTCATCTTTGCGGTCCTGAAGTGCCTTTGCATTCTTCTTCGCTGCTTGTTCTGCAGCGCGTCCTGTTGCGTCCAATGGACTTGTTGGTGTATTTGCCACGGTGTATTTCTCCTAAGTTAGTGTGGTGTTAAGTGGTGGCTGGGGGCCAAAGAAGGAGTATGACCCCCAGACACCTATTAAGTTGTAAAAGTTATTACAAACCAGTTATTAGTTTGTGTAGACTTTCACGATAGCCTGATCGGTAATGACACCGAGGCCCCAGATTGCGTACCATGCAAGAGCGTGCTCACGACCGAAGTCGAGAACGCCACCATCGCGGAGTTCAACTGGAAGAGCGATAGCGTGACCAAAAGCGTTGTCACCAATCATGATTGACTCATAGACTGTTGCAGACGCTGTTGAGTCTGATCCACCTGCTGGGTATGGTGAAGTTGAACCTTCTGGGTTTCCACCCTGACCAGGAGCGGTGTTAGCCTTTACAGGGACATCGGTCTGGTATGAAGGAGCACCAACAAAGTTGGTATAGTCAACAACAGATGAAGAAGCGAACTGCTTGACCTGTGTTGTTTCGATGAAGACTACGTCGTAGAGACGACCGATTTCACCGAGCATGAAGTTACCTGGAGCAGCGTACTTTGTAACTTCGATGAACTCTGGGTTCGAACGAATGTCACGAGACTGCTTTGGGTGGATGAACTGGACGTAAGTCTCGCCCAACCGTGGGATGTTCTTGGAAGCGAGGGTAAGGGCAGCATCCTTGACAGCACCTGTAGACAACTTGAAAGCGCCTGTGAGGTCTGCGATCTTTGTACCCTTTGTACCTTCGTTGTACCAATCGTTTACACCCTGGAGTGAAGTACGGTCATAACCGAAGACAGCAGATGTCGCAGCAGAGAGTGTGTTGCGAGCCTGGATGTCGAGGTACTGAGCCATGTGGCGACCGAGCAAACGTGAAGCAGAAGCCATGATGTCATCGAATGATGAGTTCAAGAGCAACTCAGAGACAGCAACGCCGTAACCCTGTTCTGCAACTGTGATTGCGATCTGCTCTGCTGTGAGAGCGTTTGTTGTCATACGAACACCTTCTGTAAGAGGTGTTGGATCGACAGCAAAGTTCTTGTAACGGAGGAAGTTCACACGAAGACCTGGTGCAACACCGAGTTCTGTCTTCTTAACTGCAAACTGTTCGAAACGAAGAATTGGCATTGCCTGGAAGAGGATTTCCTTCGACCAGATTGTCTGGATTGCTTGGTTCAGGCTTGAGTTTGAGCCTGAGTAAGCGGTTGGGGCTCCTGCGAGTTGTGAGGAACCTGTAATTGCTGAACCAGCCATTTATGGCAGTCCTTTCTGTAGTTAGTTTAGGGGATTAACTGAACAGTCCCTGACCGCGATTATTGGCTGCTGTGCCGAGTAGTTTGGCGCGTTGCTTCTGATATTCCGCCATGTCCATGCCACGAATTCCTTCGGGCGTATACGATTGTTGTCCCATTTCGTTATCGAGAGGTCCTGAAGCAGGTGCCGTTACTCGTGCACCTACCATTTGCTGCTTGCTTGCTTGAACTGTCTGCATCACATCTTGCATAATTCCTGCGGACTTATCCTTGAGTGTCGCAATACTTTGTTCAATTTCTTCTGGTGTATTACCGCCGATAAGGTCGATGAGTTGAGGCACGATTGAATCGCGCTCTTCCTCAAGACGCTGTGCACGGTAAGCCATCAAATCCTGGAACTTACGTTCCTGATCTAGGAGAGCAAAAGCACGTTCTCTTTCAAGACGTTCATTCTCAAGTTGAGAATTAAATTCTTGCTCCTTCTTTGCGAGGAGTTCTTTAAAGGAAAGTTCTTTCTGTTCCTTCTGCTTTTCTTTCTCCGCTTTTTGTGCTTCACGCTCAGCCTGTCGTACTGCTTTACGTGCGGCTGCTTCTTCGCGCTCCTTCTTAAGGGCGGCAAGTTCTTCAGCCATCTTTTCCATCTGTGGATATAACTTTGCCTTCTCCTGCGCACGAGCCTTTGCAAGGTCGTCAGCAGTAAATCCTGGCACGTTAGCCTCCACTGGTGCTTCTTGGACTGGAGCAACTTCTGCTGCTACTGTGTCCGTTACTTCTTGATTATCGGCCATTATTGGTCACCTATTTTTCTTATGTCGTTGTCCGTATACCTTGCGGCGTGTCCCTTGGTTTCTTACGAGACTATTGCATTACAAAATGTCGCAAATGTCTCGATATACTCTGATATTTATCAGAATGCTAGTTGTCGTTGCGGTCAACATTCCTTCGTTGCACCTGCTTGGTGCCGTAGGCGTCTTCCACTAACTGTTGACGAATTGCTCCTTCGGTTTGATCCTCAAGGCTTTCATTCATCTGCTGAGTTGGATCTTCAACACTTTCTGGTGTCTCTGGGCCTTGGATTCCATCACCCATGATGTCTCCATCGCCAAGTTGGGTTGGCTGCATAGGGATAGCAGAGGTTCCATCAGGACCAGGCATCATGCCAGTCATATCCATAATCTGCTTCTGAATCTGAATCTTAAGAAGTTGTAGGGCTCCATCGGCCTTAGCATCTTCCTTCAACTCGTCACGAATCTCGCGCAATTTTTCCTCTGGGAATTCTTCTCCTAAAGTACGGAGAGCGCCTTCCTTAGACTCAAGACCAGCAGCCATCTTTGCCTGCACTTCGTTCAAGACGATTAACTTGTCAAGAGGAAGTGGAGGTGGGAACTGCACATAGTTTTGGTATGTGATTGGGTCGTTAGGATCAAGAACAGGAAGTTGGTCTGACTTTAGTGGGCCATCAACTTCAGGATTAAAGAGTAGTGTCTCTGGCTCCTTGAGTGCCAAGTTACGAAGTACAAGTTCATTGATGCGCTCAATACCCTTGCCATATTGAATAACCTTCTGCGAATAACGGTTCATCAATGGCTGGTACTGAATAGAGAGAGCAACACCTGATGTGTTAGAGATTGGTTGAACTTGTCCAAGAGCACTCTCTGGAATGTTCATGATCTCGTGCATAGAGCGCTTGAGAAGTTCTAGGTATTGGAGAGCGCCGTTGATACCCTCAGCACCACCATCAAGGTTGAAAACTTGCGCATCCTTTGGAAGACCGCCCCATACCTTGCTTGCACCCTTTTCAAGGTTTGACGCCTTTGCACCGATGATAACTGTTACTGGTGCTGCATGATAATTAATGATGTCAGCAACATCTGTAGCAATTTCATTGTATGTACGGTTGATCGTGATGATGTCTTGGCAATCAGCAAGACCCCATGGAGAACCTGTAACAGGAATATTAGGAATGTGTACCACAGGGATAAGGCCTAGCGGATTTGGGCGAGAGTCGATCAACTCATCGTTGATGTACTCCTCGATCATGTCATCGGTCAAAATTTCAGTGTAAGTAAATACCTGACGTGTTCCTTCTAGTGATGTACCCCAGAAACGATACTTTTGTTTAAAGCGAAGTAGGCGTGTACGGTCATGAGGATGGAACTCTGGAAAACAGAACGAGGAGTTCATCGGCAAAATGCGAACACGACCAGGATGGAAGTGACCAGCAGAATCTGTCCAGGCTTCTTCGTAAGCAACCTTTACAAAACAGTCACCAGTAACTCCGCCTTGCTGCGCCATCTCAAGAAGGACACGCTCTTTGTCGTTGTCTACTTCCCACACGCGCTCTAAGCGATCAGGAACAATGCCCTCTGTTGCTTTAGGGGAACGGAAGTTAACACCCTTACCAAATGTAAAGCGAGCAAGGTAATCTGTAAATGCGCGATAGTAATTCATCGTCATCTGTGCTTCGCCAGTTTCGCGGCGGTAGCCCCATTGATGACCTAGGTACATCGCAAAGTTAAGTGAGTAACGGTTTAAACGAGGACCGTGGACTTCAAATTCTTCATCAGCAAGTTCTACTAATCCCAGTGGGGAAATAGAGATCGTTAAGTCAGATGATGCCGCTCTATACGACGGAGGGGAGAAGTCAAGATATGACATTACTTACCTTTATTCTTTTCTTCTTTTTTCTCAACTGGCTTACGCTTCTTAGACTCAAACTTTTTTTGAGCAATTTTTAATCTGCGGTCTTTTTCGTGGGTCTCTACAAACTGACCGCCAAGTTCAATGTAGTGCTTGTGCACCCATGCGCTGGCTCCAGGAGATGGGTAGGTGGCGTACTTAGCGCGTGCCTGTGCAATAACCATTTGATACAACTTTGGATTTGCTGGTTTTTGCATTTTATCTCCTCCCTGGATAACCCGATAACCCCCACACTAATGTGGGGGCTAAGCGGTGTCTGTCTAAATTAGTCGTTAACGACTGTTGCAGATTGACGCTGTGTGCGTCCACCTGAGCGAGCGACTGTCTCAATTGTTGCTGCTGAGTAGTCGTTCATTGTGCCATGTGCAAACTCTCCAAGGAATGTTGGTGCTTCAACCCATGAGGCTGATCCAACGTGAGCACGCTCTGCCATTGTCTCAGCAGCGCTCTTCTCCCATACTGGAGCATTGCGGTTTGGACGACCAGGTGCTGTAGCAGCGCCCTGCATCATTCCCTTCTGAAAATCATTTGGAACGTCAGTATCGGTAGCGATACCCTCTTCAAAACGAAGTGGGCCACGACGTGTTGCGTTGCCTGTGCTCTTCATTTCGTATACCTGAGGTGCACGCTCTGGGAAGCGTGGTGCTGGTGAAATTGTCATTATGACTCCTTAAGGATGTAAACGGAAAGGCCTTTTCCTAGTACATAGTTTCCACCCTTTTTACGGGGTTTTGTTGTTAACTAAAGAAAGGATTAGATGAGACCAGTACTTCTGGCATAACAAGTTCTTGGGTAAGACTGCATGCAATTGCTAGAGAGTCTGCAAAGTCATCGTGAGCATAGGTCTCATCAGGGGCAGCGGCTGAAAAGTTAGGGCCCTTGAACTGAACTTCTAAGTCGGTCATTTGTTGGTAAAACCGCTTCCACATACGCAATCTACGAGTTTTTGCATGAGCGGGCCATGTAATAAGTTTGCGTTGAATGAGAGCCTGCAGATGCTTCCATCGTTTCGACTGTTCGGATTGGCTAGAGGTGAGGGCTACGACGCGAGAGCGGGGAAGTAGCAAGGTAAGGCGTTGGGCTACCGCGTCACCAACACCGTTGCCATCGACTCCAGCAACAAGGACATCGTAGTTAGATAAGAAGTTAACGATTTGGAAGTACTGCTCTTCCCAATCCGCTCCTTGTATTTCTAACCAGTTTAATACCTTATGTTCAAAGTAACCAAACTCATCAGGCCTATCCCAGTCAACCCACACAACCGTAACCACGGTTGAGTCCGTCTTACGCGCTGGGTCAATACCAACAACAACAGGAGTTTTGTGCCAGGACTTAACTAACTCTTGAGAGGTATCTCCGAGTTCATCCATAATGGCTGAGGTAACAAACATACCGCGTTCAAGAAGCCATTTACAGTTGTAGGACATTTGGAACTCGTCAGAGTCCTCACCAACAAGAAGCATCTGTTTGCGGATAGAGCGTTCGTAGTTAGGGTTGTATTTGATGACATCTTTCCAGTCCCATTGGAAATGGTTCTGTCGAGAATTGCGCCCAGTCTGTCTGCGCTTGTTTAACTGAATGGCTTTGTAAAAGTTATTTTTACTAGTCGTTGGTGTGCCTGTCTTTACCATCGTACCCGCGTAGTATGCAAGCATCGGAGAGATAGACTTAGATACAACAAAGTCATCAGCCTCTTGACACTCATCAATAACGATGAGATGGAACGACTTAGATTCAATCTTTGCTCGTGGGTTAGCGGTCATCATTGTGATGCTAGAGCCAGATTTAGTAAGTTTGATTTGGCGAGTTACCCCGCCCACACGCGCTGCTTTGTCATCGATCTCAACATCGTTCAAAATCTCAAGGGCACGCTCTGATGTTAAACGAGTTACGGCACGGCCAAAGAGTGTTTCAGCCTGTCCTTCTGTAGGAGCAAAGAGACCAACCATTAAGCCGTCTTTGAACTTGCCAAGGAGATCTGGGTATAACTTTGCAAGACGTGGCAATAGAATCATCAAAGTAACAACGGTGTCAGCCACTGTCTCTGATTTACCAGACTGACGAGCAGCCAAGGCTGTGATCTCTTCCGCATCATTGATGATGACCGATTCCATGATGCGTCTAGCCAATGGTTTTTGGTAGGGGTGCAGATCATGGCCAACAAGTTCTTTAAGAAAGAGCATAATCTTATCGATCAACTTGTCAACAAATTGTTGAGAGAGTTCGTCTAGTTGCTCTTCAACATACTCTTCTTCTGGCTTATCTTCTTGCAAGAAGAACTCAGGAGTAATCTCCTCAAACTTCTCATCATCAAATGGTTCTGTGGTCACAGAGAGCGCCGTTCTAACTCTTGCGCAATAGCATAGAAAACTTCAGCACCTAGTTTTACTTCTCCCAGATCGTCTTTACTCTGAGTCCTTTGCCAACTGGAAATATGTTTGCCAATCGTAAACATCGACTGCTCCATCCACGTTACTAAGTCTGGCGTAGAGATCATCGAGACTCTTTTCTCGATCCGACTTTGGGGGCGGTGTCCATCCCGCTTCTTCCGTAAATTCATCTTCTGTCACAATCCTTAGTCCGATAAGTTTGTCAACTTCACCTACATCTGTTTGTCCAGTCCATCTTCCTAATACTAACGCTCTGTATCTAGGAAGTCTTACTATGAGGGGATTAGCCGTCCTGTATGGGGCTTCTGTCTCTTGAGTCCAGCCACGAGTAATGACTTTGTTGTTCCACTCATAAGGGAACTTGGTAACCTGTACAAAGTGTCGTGGTCCGATTTTATGCGTCTTTGGCATTTCTGCTTCCTATTTAATGGGCCGTATGTATCTCTGGTTAACCGAGGTCTTACCTTTTTTGGTAGTACCGTATTTCTTGCCATAGTGTAACTGAGATCCACGGGCAAACTTGTAGAAGGCCTTACGAGCCGTGGCAGAGATAGAACTCTGGTCTGCTACCCCACGAGGCTTGAAGTCCAAATACTTGTAGATAAACTGGCCCTTAGATACACGAGCCTTAAACGCAGTCCACTCTGATGGGGTGACTTCGTAGTAGTTGTACAGGGTTCCATCACGGAACATCACTGTGATCTTCTCTTCATCCTCATCATAGCCAGCGGCTACTGTGCGAGGACGGTTAATATCTGTAGTTGATGTTGGGACAACTGTAAGAGGAGCAGGGGATTCATCCTCATCAAGTTGGGCTCCATATGAGCCAGGAATAGTGGGGTTGTCTTCACCCTCTGTAACATCTTCCCATTGTCTCTTGTAGGAAAGTTCTGCAGGAAGTCCTGCCATGTTGTTATAGGTTGCACCGTTTGTATCGTAGTACTTAACGATGTCTTTCATTCCAATAATCTCTTTAAACTCACCAAACTCGCCAAGAGAAGAGGCTGTTGGGGCGCTTTGGAACGGATTCTCTACACCAGTCATTTTTGCAATGCCAGCGGTTTGTCGAGAACCAAAACCGTACATAGAGCCTAACTGCTCTAAGGGGCTGCGTAGTTCCCCAGATGATGGCGTAGCCACACGCGTTTTGCGTGAGGAACTACCACCACCTGAGGGACGACGACTAGGCATTAGATTAGGATGCGAAGTATGGTGTGATTGTTACGGTGTCACCGACTGCTGCAGATGTACCTGCTGCAGTACCTTGTGCGTAGATTGTGCCCGCACGAGCAACGACCTTAGCAGTAACGCCTGTGATACCAGAGTGGGCTGTGATATCTGCGTGTGTTTGTGCCCAACGGATGTTATTAGCATCTGGAACAACGGTGATGGTGTGTGTACCATTAAGGTCAGCGTCATTTGATGCTGAACCTGAACCGTTTGTAAGACCAGCGATTGTTACAACATCGCCAACCTTGTATCCGTGAGCAGTTACAGTTACAGATGCAACGTTACTTGTAAGTGTGATTGCTGTAAGCGCTGGTGTAAATGCAGCCTGTGGAGATGCAACAAGTTCAGCGTCTAGAAGAGCATCTGTTGCATTTGCTGTTGTAAGACCAAGAACGTTTGGAACTACAACGTAGTCAACTCCACCAGATTGAGAACCTGTGGTGTTTGGTGTGTATCCAGGATAGCCGTTCCAGCCATCTTCTGCGATGTTATGTGAATCCAAGGCGTAATTTAACTTAGCACCTGTTGCACGAACATCGTTTGGTTGTAATGGGAAATTACCCCATACAAAATCTACTGCCACATTTCCCGCTGTGTCGAGAAGGTGACCGTCGTTATTAGTAGCCATTTATTTCCTCACAATCATGATTGGTTAGTTCAGCCTCTAGAAGTACTTCTCCGCAGTCGCGACATCTGAAGAAGCGTGT